TCGTTTCCACAATTCGCGAAGTATGCGTTCGTTCTTTGTCGCGCCCCTAAACCCATTTGTGAGCAAGGGTGTCTTTATCCCCAAGACTTCTCCGGTCTCGCGATCGTAGTCGTCGGCATCTCGAGCGGGGAATACCGGCCACCCGTGCGCGGCGTAAGCGAGGGCAATATCAAGCGGCTGCACTGATGGAACTCCGGATGTTGTCGTTGGCTGCCAACAGCGCAACCTGCGATGGGTGGTTTAGGCGGTTCCCTTTTGAAATATTCTCTGAAGCCCATAATGGCTGCAGGTTAGAAAGTGCCCACGCGGTCTTGAAGGAATCGTCATCGGTGGTTTCGTACTCGAATGAAGATAACGGCAATATATGGTCAACATGCCAGCCGCCGCCGTAGTTCTCCCACGACATTCCGTCAACGAACATCGACTCCAGGTGTGACATTAGCTCTGCGGATGAGTACCCAAGGGCATCGAACGTCGGTTTAGACTTGTACCCTTTGGTGATGGTTTTGTGTATGTATCCTCTAACATTGTTCTCCAACCGAGCTTTTACTGTCTGCCTGCATCGACGTTTTGCTTCCCTCATTTTTTCCGGGTTTGCCAGAGCCCATTTTCTCGTTGCCGCAAGACGCTTGACCGGATCGGCAGCGTACTGCGCTCTGCTTTGAGCCTTAAGCAACTCTGGGTTCTTTTTCTTATATTCCCGCTTTCTGGCTTTATCACACTCTCTGCAATGTGGGGCTGTCCCGCTCTTGTTTCGCCTGTTGTTGGCGTGAAATTCAGTTAGCGGCTTCCACTCACCGCATTTCGTGCAGACCTTTCCTTCGACGGTCAAAACGGCACCTCCTGCTCGCGGACCTGCCGCCGTATCTCGTCCCCGAACCCAAGGATGATCGCCGCCGCGAACTCCTGCGCCTGCTCGGCGGTCCAACCCGACAGGTCCGCGCCGAACCGCTCGACGAGCGGCCCGACACCATCTACTGCGGCCTCGATCGCGCGATGCTCATAGGTGTCCCAGTGGCGCGTGGCCTTGATCTGCTCGATGAGCAGCGAACACGCCGTACAGATAAAATGCGGGTCCTGGTCTGCCTTGCGTCCGAAGCCTTCGAGGCCGATTCCGGTCGCGTGGCGTCCGCAGCAATAGCAGGTGGTGGGCGTGTGGTGCGGCGGGCCGGAGGTTGTGGGCGTGTGGGTCATGCGGCGCTCCCAAACAGGTCCGGGATATGCGGGTTGTCGTTGGCGGGCGGCTTCTTGGGCTTGGCGGCGGGCCGCTTCGCTTCGTCGACCGCCCACGCAATGCGCGCCGCAGCGATGGGCACGTACTCATCCTCGCGCTCGATGCCGACGAACTGGAAACCCTCCAGCACAGCAGCCTTGCCGGTTGAGCCGGAACCCATGAACGGGTCGAGCACCGTCCCGCCGGGCGGGGTGACGAGCCGGCAGAGGTAGCGCATGAGGTCGGTCGGCTTGACGGTGGGGTGGGTGTTGGCGCGCGGTGCAACCACGTAGCCCTCGTCGCGGCGCGTGATGTGTTGGCCGCTGGTCTCGCTAACGAGACCCGCGGCCTTTTTCGGCAAATGATCCAACCCCGCATCGCGGTCGGCTCGACTGGCCTTGGCGCAGTAGAAGAAGCGGGCGGCTGAGCCGGAGTCGCCGTGCTGGTTGGATGGCCCGCTTTTGCCACGCAAAAATCCCGTAACGCTGTCTCCATCGTAACCGGGGACCTCGCGCCTCATTGCCCCGCTGGTCGTCTCTGGAAACGCCTCCAGCACTTCGTCGCTGCCGTCGTGGATGATGTTGGCGGGCCAGCGGCCGAGGTCATGCGGCTGATTGGCGTTGGCGGGATCGTATCCGTCTGGAAGACCGGTGAGCGAAGGCCGACCGTTTGGACGGGCCTTGTAATCGCCGTCGAGCGCCACCCGACACCCGTCAATGTTCAGCGCCCCAACGCCCCACCGGGCCAGGTTCTGCGCATTGGTGCCGTCGAGCGGCTTGCGCGCCACCACGATCGGCTCGATTGCCGGTTTCAGCGCCGTTCCCCATCCCTCCCAGTCGCCATGCTGGTTGTGGCTTTTCGGAAAACCACTGCCATAAATCCATGCAATGGAATCGCGGATCTCGAAGCCCGCGTCCTCGATCGCGCAAGCCAATCTGTGGTAGGTCCGCGTGCCGCCGAACGCCAACACATGCCCGCCGGGCTTGAGGACGCGGTAGACTTCGGCCCAAAACTCGACAGCGAAGGCAGCCTCGCCTGTGTCCCACTGTTTGCCCATGAATCCGGCAGATGCGCGGGCATAGGCGCCGTCTGTGCCGTGTTGGGCAGGTGCCGCGCCGTCTTTGCCGAACCGCTTGCTGATCGATACCAGCGCATACGGAGGGTCGCAGACAACGCTGTCGATGCTGTTGTCCGCCAACTCGCGCAGCACATCGCGGCTGTCCCCGTGGTGGAGCGTCACGCGCCCGTCGTTCATTGTCATCGGCATCCCCCCCCTCATTCCGCCAACTCCACCCTGCGCGCCGGCACACCGGCCAAACGCATTGCCACCTGCGATGACACAGGAATCCGATGCTTCGGCTTGCCATCGATACCTGCCAGCCCGTCGACCGCAGACGACTCCCGTAGCCGCTTCTTGTGATGGTGCTCGCAGTAGTCGCGCCGGTGTATCGGCCCGTTGCAGAACAACTGCTCCGCCCCCCCGGCCTCGCCCACCGGCCAGCAACAGCCGGTGCGGTCGAGCAGTGTCGCCGGGTTCGGATGAACCGCCTCCCACGTTTCTGGCGGGAGCGCCGGCATCACCTGGAACGCCGGCATCCTCGGCATGCGCCGATCACTGGTCGTCAGCAGGATGCGGTGATGCGCCGCGAATGTGACGATCGAGCCGTAGCTGGTGCCGAGCCGACTGGCGATGCCGCTGGCCGTGACACCTGCCTCGTCAAGGGCGCGCACCCGGCTGATGCGCTCGTCGGTCGACATGGTCACCCACTCCGGCACCGCGGCGCCGCCAGGGTGAGAAATGCCGTTGCGATGGCAGTACCCATGTAGAGCGTTCGCCGTGATGCCTAGATCGTCGGCGATTTCGGCAAAGCGCATGCCTCTGGAATCGAGCGCAGCAATGCTGGCCCTGCGTTCGGCGTGGGATTGATGGCGCCACGCCCGCCGCGGACCCAGATTCACTCTCCCCGCCCCCCGAAATTCGATGCTTCCATCGAAAGCCGGCGCAGGTTAGCGGCCCGGTCGCGTAGATCGCCTGCCTGCCTTGAGAGGCCGACGCTGGCGAACGTCTCGGCCTCCTGCTCGAGCAGGACGGCGCGCTTGATGAGTTCTGGCGGAGTGGCGTGGTAGGTCATTTGTGGTGGTGGCCCTTGTATGCGACTGCGCCTATTACGGCCGAGTCGCTGTTAAAATGCAATCCAAAAATGCGACATCGCATAAATCAGGTCGTGGTTAGCGAGCGACCTTGGTCTCGGTGACGGTGAAGCCCGGCACGGAACGCGCGCCGGCGCGAACAGCGGCGTCAGCCATGCCCTGCACCAGAGCCACGAACGACGCAGGATCTCGCTGATACGCCCAATCCAAAGCGGCGCTTTCGTCGGTAAGCGTTGCCACCCACACCGTTCGCAACCCCGTGCCGGTGGTCGCCTTCTTCTCCGCGCGCCCCGCCCACCTGTCTGCCTCCTTGGCATCCTTCAGCAGTTCCTCGGCCTTCTCGCGTTCCTCGATGTTGCCCGCTGAAGCACGGATCGCCGCTTGCGCTTCGGCCGCCAACTGCTCGGCCTCCTTGCGCTTGCGCTCGGCCTCGGCTGCGGCCTCCGCGGCGATCCTGGTACGCCATGTGGTCAGCAGTTGCCCGAGCGCCGCCTTGCCGATGGCGACCTTGCCGTGCTTGACGTCGATGAACGGGCGCCACTTTTCCTGTACCGCTTTGGCAGCCTCATCGTGCGGCCGTTTTTCCTCGACTCGCATTTCGTCGGCCTTCTTGCCGGCGGCATGCAGCCCATCGTAGAGCGCGGTAATCGCGTCCGCCGTCGGCTGGTCAGCGATCGGCTCCCCGTCGGCGAAGTTGCGGGCCTCGTCATAGAGGTCGGCGATCTCGGTCTGGATGATAAGATCGGGCGGCTGGTTGTGGTCGGCCGCGTGGGCGGGTTCGGCGTAGAGGTTGAAGGCGGTCATGCTGCTTGCTCCACATACTCCGACACCCACCACTCGCCGACCGGGCGCACATACGGCACGCACTCCAAGTCAGCGTCCTTGCCGAGGCACCGGTCAGCATCGCCTGGCTGGTTGTCGTTCGCAGGACGTGACCACAGTTCCGTGCCGTCCTCGGCGACCGACAGGGAATCGATAGCGGCAGATAGGCTGAATTCCTGCCCTTCGCCGGCGAGTTCGACCTTGTAGCCGTAGGCGCCTCCGATCTGGTCCTTCAGGTCTTCCCATGAATCGATCTTCACGCCACGGCAGGCGAGCGCAATCTTCAGGATGTCGCCCTTGCCGATGGTGTAGCCGCGCGACTGGTACTTGAGTACGCGGGTCGCAGACGCCAACGGGAAGTTGGTGCCGGGATTGAAACGAAGGAAACGCTGAGAGTTGTGCTTCAAGAAGTCGGGGTGGAGAACCAGTTCATCTGCGTCGTAGTCGAGCGCACCCATGCAGACGGTGAAGTCGAACGCTTTGAAGATGTCGTCTGCCGTCGGGAAGAAATCGAAGTGCATATACTGCCTGACGGCGGCGCCTCGATCGGAGAACGTCACCGAGCGCTTCGACACATCGACACACCACAGTCCTTCATCGTAGGCATCTGCGATTGCCTCGTGGAACGCCGTCTCAGTCTTGAAGTAGATGTCGGCGTCGTTGATCGTTGCGTTCGTGAACACGCTGGTGATCGCTCCGCCTGCCATGTAGGCGTTCTTTATGGGCCAGCAGGTCGCCTTCAGTTTGGCGATTTCTGCACTGTAGTTCGTCATCGTCTCTCTCCTCTAAGATGTTGATCTAAAACGGAATTTCGTCGTCCATCATCGCGTACCGCCGCGCCGCAGGCCGCCCCAGTACCGCGCCCAAATTCCCTGCGTTGTCATTCGCAGGCACCGGCTCGCCCATCGCCTCGCCGGCGTGGTGACCGACGATTTCCGGCCATTTGCCGCCCCACTTGATTTGGACCTCGGCGGTAATGCGCAGCTCGCCGGCGCGGTCGAGAAACTCGTCGACAGTCTTCGGGAATGGCAGGTTGCCTTTGTGGGCGGACCAATATCGATCGCATTTCGACTTGGCGTAGCCGGTGTGTTGCGGGCAAACCCACTCACGTTGTTGCCCGGCATCCGTGCCGTAGGTCACCTTGACTGACGGCGTGCCGCCGATCTTCTCGTGGTAGGCGAACGTGCGGCTCGTGACCTGGTGCCACTTGGGCGGCTCGGTTGAGAGGATGGGGGCCGCGTCTGCCTGTCGGGTGATCTTAGGCTCCTCGTTGATCGGGAACTCGTAGTTGCAGCATGGGCAGCGCCGAACCGACGCGTGGACGATCTCGTCGCATTCAGGACATTGTTTCACCGGCGCCTCGCCTTGACCAAGGCCAGGCTTCTTCGGTTCGACCATGTCCACAGGGCCGTGCTTGCGCACCAGGCCGGCAAAGTCGAGTACGAGGCAGTTGGGCTTGGGTCCGTTAGCGATGCCGGCCAGACGGCCCTCCAGTGTCGTCACGTCGGTTCCCGGCGCGTAGAGCGGACGGGTGCCGCGGCCCATCATTTGTAAGTAGAGCGAGGCCGACAGCGTCGGCCTCATAGCGGCGATCAGGTCGACGCCCTTGTGGTCGAAGCCGGTGGTCAGCACCGAGTTATTCGTCAGCGCGCGCAGTTTGTACGACTTGAAGTCCTGGATGATGCGGCGCCGCTCGTCCTTCGGTGTGCTGCCGGTGATAGTCTCGCACGAGATGCCGTGACGACGTATCGCGTCGCGGATGTGGAGCGCGTTCTCGACGCCAGCTCCGAACACCAGCCAGGAGCGACGGTCGGCACCCTTGCGAACGATCTCCTCGACGGCCGCCTCATAGACGTCCTCTTTGTCGACCGCAGCCTGCATCTCGCTCTGCTTGTAGTCGCCGCCGAGGCGGCGGACGCCGGTCATGTCGAAGCCTGTCTCGGTGCCCTTGGAGATGAGCGGCGCCAGGTAACCGTCGTCGATGCCTTGCCGTATCCCGTAGTCATAGACCACGCGGTCGAACAGCCGATCGTCTCCCTCGTCGAGCCTGCCGCTGTCGAGGCGGAACGGCGTGGCGGTGAGCCCGAGAATTCGCATGTCTGGATTTTGCTCGCGCAGCGCCGCGATGAATTTGCCGTACATCGTGTTGGCCTTGGCCGGGATCAGGTGCGCCTCGTCGACGATCAGCAGGTCGACGTTCCCGATCTCAGCGGCCTTATTCCAAACGGTCTGGATACCGGCATAGAGCACTTGGCTCGAGCGATCGCGACGGCCGAGCCCGGCAGAGTAGATGCCTGCCGGCGCGAACTGCCAGATGCCGACGAGCTCCATATACCCCTGCTCGATAAGCTCTGCCACATGGGTTGCCACCATGATGCGCATCGACGGCCAGCCCTCGACCAACTCCCGGATGAGCGTAGCCATGATCAGGCTCTTGCCCAACCCGGTGGCCGCGACAATCAGCGGACAGCCGGATTCGTTCTGCCAGTAGGTGAACACCGAGTCGACGGCTTCGCGTTGGTACGGGCGAGGGGTTAGCATCTAAGCGACCGAGAACAGATCAACGGTGTTGTCGTTGGCAGCCGCTGGTTTGCGCTTCTTCGGCTTGACTGGAGGCGCGTCGATACGCTCACGAGCCAAAGCCGCGTATTCTGGGTTGAGTTCGATGCCGATGCAGTTGCGGCCGTGTTTCTGTGCCACCAGCCCGGTTGTACCGGCGCCGAAGAACGGGTCGAGAACGGTGCCAGCGACAGGGCAGCAAGCGAGGATGCACGGCTCTATCAGGTCGGGCGGGAAGGTGGCGAAGTGCGCGCCCTTGAACGGCTTGGTGGTGACGGTCCAGACGCTGCGGCGGTTGCGCTTACCCGGCGCGGTGTACCCCGCAACTCCTATCGGGCGACCTTTAACACCGTTCGCTTGCTGAGAAGCCAGCATGGACTGATCGTACTCACGGTCCTTCCAATGCTTACTTGGAACGCTGGTGACTGCATCTTCTTGCATGGCGTTAGAATCGAAATAATACCTCGGCGACTTCGACAGCATGAATACGTACTCGTGCGCCTTGGTGCAGCGGTCGCGCACGCTCTCCGGCATGGGATTCGATTTGCTCCAAATTATATCTTGCCGGAGCCACCATCCAGGCTCGAACAGCGACGGAGGTGCAGGGTAGTCAACATCTGTGCTGAGGCCGCGATGCAGGTCCATCATGGCTTGGTGTGCGTATGCCGCGGCATCCCCAGTCGACGGACAATTGAACAGCAAGCGGGCCTGATGCTGCTTGGCGACTAGGTGTGGATAAATCTCTCTCGCCAATTCCTTTGCGGCATTTGGTGCAAGGCGCCACCGATATATCGTTTGCCTGCGACGATTATTCTGATCTGGCGTTTGTTCTGTATAAGTGCCACCGGGCACGATGCTCGCCACTCGTTCGATCAGGTCTTTATTGGTATTAGAAATCTCTAAGCCAGGGCCGTAGGTATCCTGAGACCGCAAATAGTCCGCCTCCGACCCATCTGCACGCGAGAATTTGCTGTACGACTTTGAACCAGCCTTCCTCTTGTGGATGAAGAAGCACCCCTCTCCGTCGATGATAGCTGCTAGCCACGCACGATCTGACTCATTCTTGATCTTGCCGGTGTAGAACGGGGCCTGAAGCGCCTTTGCAACGGCCCACGGTATGCCGATCAGGTCTTTCGGCTTCAGCCCCAACTTTGCGAGGGCGGCATTCTGCGACTTGACGCGCTCACGCTCTGCCGCTGCATCATCCTGCTCGCGCCCATACAAGACGCCGACCGACTGACTTCCCTTGTTGGTTCCCTGCTTGGTTCCGGCTTCGGGGTTCCCTCCCCGACCGCTCCCCGCATAACTATCCCCCAAATTCAGCCACAGCGTCCCGTCGTCACGCAGCACCCGCCGCGCCTCGCGGAACAGCGCCACCATGCCGGCAACGTACTCGTCTGGCGTCGGCTCCAAGCCCATCTGCCCGTCCACGCCATAGTCGCGCAGGCCGAAGTACGGCGGGCTAGTGACGATGCAATGCACAGATTGGTCGGGCATAGTTGCCAGCACGTCGCGGCTGTCACCGATCAGAATTTCAACGCTCATGCGAATCTCCCAGCGCGCCCAACCATACGCGCATATACGCCACGCGCGGTCAACCATAAATGCGACTTCGCCTATTGTGTAGCCCCATCCACCCACACGCTGCCGTCGGCCATGCGGTAGGTCACGGTTTCTGCTCCCGTATCCACATCCACCTGATCGCCCGGCACGAAACCCGGTAAGAAAAGGTGCGCCGGGCAGGCTTCCTTCTGCTCGTCGAACGACAGCGGCTTCTGCCACCTGGCGCACGACCAATGTCCTTGCCCACCGAACTCCGGGGTAGCGTGCAGGCAACTCCTACAGGTCACCCGCGGGAACGCATTTTCGTGGCAAACTGCTCGGTGCCGACAGAAGCGGCAGGCGAAGAAATCGGGATTCTCGCTTATCCTGCTAGGCGGCTCGTCGAGCCGGACGATGCGTTCGGCGCGCGCTAACAGTCGCAGGCAGAACTCGGCATCGTACTCGACCCGCTCGGCATAGAGTTCCTCGTCATCCTTGTTCGCGACCAGGTAGAGTGCGCGCGTCAGCCCGAATGCGTGCATACCAAGCTGACATTGGACATAGTGCTTCGGCTGCGCCTTCTTGACCTTGTCGCGTACGAGGATCGCGAAGTTCTTCGTGTTGGAGCTCTTGAATTCGCATAGGTGCTCGGTCTTCGGCGCTTCCGGCACGCCGATGGCCCGACCGTCAATCCTGCCACGGACGAATCCAGACACCAGCCGAATGCGGTCCTGCTGCCCAAACACCTCGACGCCGATCGCCTCGAGGTCGGCAACTAAGCGGGACTCCTCGATGTCGCCGCGACGGAATATCCGCACCTTGCGGCCGTCGGGGTGTTCAGGCGGGCTGGCCCAGCGGAAGCTGTAAAACAGGCTGCGGTCGCACTCGTTGCCGAGTTCGCCGACCGAGAGGCCCAACGAGTCGTAGGACTCGTTGCTGGCCTCGTACGCGGCGTAGATGGCACGGACTGTCGCCGAGGTGAGGGGCGGGAGGGGTGCCATTAATAGTACCTGCCGCCTTCGTCGCCTTTATTGATTGCGCCGTTGATCGCGGCGACGACTAGAGCGGCCACGATAGCAACCAAGATGACGATGATAATGGCGTCCTTGACCTGCTGGCTAAGAATATCAGCGAGCATATGACCGCCTCCAAACCAGAACAGTGGCCGCGGCCAGCGTCATCCACATCTTGCCGAGGATCTGGCCCTCGACGAATGCGAGCGAGCCAAACGCCAGCCACAGGAACACGGCGCTGTCGACGACTGCCCCGACCACACCGCTTGCGAGCACAGCCGCGCCCAGGTTGCGCTTTCGAAGCGGTGTGTACACAGCGAAGTCGGCGAGCTCTGCCAGGGCGAACGCCGCGACTGACGCGACGACCAAGGCCGGCGCCGACAGCCACCAGGACAGCACCGCGCCGACAACGATGGCGGCCAATGCCCAAACCGCACCCAGCCGCTCATGCACGACATCGCGCAACACCAACGCGGCGCCGACCACTAGGACACCTGAGGGGGCCATGAGGCCAAGCAGACCGAAGTCGACCGGGACCATGCACGGACCGTCGGGAATGCACATGGTCCCGACGTTGCCGATGAGCCAGTTGGCCAAGGGGATGGTGAGCGTGAAAAGCGCGAAAGCGAAATAGCCGATCATGCGAACATGTCCTCTTGTTGTGTCTGGATGACCCTCGGCGCCCACCGCACCGGTGATTGGATGGCGTCGATGCGCCGAGCCATCCGTTCAGGGCAAACCTGCGCTCCGATGTTTTTGAAGTTCCGAGCGACGTTGGTGCTGTCCGCCGATGCGAACGGCCAGACGTCACCGACGACCGCTAGGCCGCGCAGCATGTGGACCCACGGCAAGCGGCCGAAGGCTGCGACCAGCGCGTTGAAAGCCTCGTTGACGCGGAGCGCCCATGCATCGGAACCGACCTGCCAATATGCGCCGGAGGAACCGAAACAGATTTTGCCAAAACCCATCTCGACCAGCGCAAGCAGATGTTCGATCGGCTCGTCGAGATGCCAAACAACGGCGGCCGCGTCTTTGCGGAACGGCCACTGTCGAATAAGTGCGAGGTTGTCCTCGACGCCGCCGCCAATCACGTCCGGGACCACCGCCCAATGCGGGTGGCCGAGTTTCGGCTCGACCCACTCATAGAACTTCGACCAGTCCGTCACTGGTTTTTCGGCGCGATAGAAGACGAACGCGCCGTTGTCCCACATGACCGACTGCGCGTTGAGAAGGCACCATTCGGCATCGCTAGGATTGGCGAACGACACGCAGAGGTGCTTACCCTTAAGTTTGTCGAGTTCTGACCGCGGGCTCAGCGGGGTGCCGTGATAATGGATGGTCACGCTAGGCGACGGCGCCAACGGGCGCCGCCTCCTGTGTATTGAACACGAAGATGGCGGTCATTCCACACCCCCAAACATGTCAGGTGTGAACGGACACCGGTAATGCCTCGCCTTTGGCAGAAGCGGGATGGCGACGGACAGGGCTCGTACCAAGTCGCCGGCTCGGATGTCGCCAACAAGGCGAGCATCCGGAACCCACGATGAGGCGCAGATTTTCGCCTGCTCGAGCACGGTGCGCGGGTCTGCGTTGTCGGTGTTGCTCATGCTGCCACCCTGTAACGCATGAGCACACCGGCCCACCCCGTATCGCCTGAGAAGTTAGTTCCCGGCCCCTCGCCGACCTCGATGCACACCGTCTCTCCGGGCACCTTGCCAAGGATCTCTGACAGGTATCCGACTTGGTAGCCGACGTCGGCCGGCGCGCCGGTGTATTCGGCGGGAACTTCCTCCGAACTCTCCCCGCTTGCGTCCTTGACTGAAAGCAGTACGCTGCCCTGCGCCATGGACAATTTGACGCCTCGCCCGTTCACATCGACGAGGCCGACGCGGTCGACCGCAGCCCGCAAGGCGGCACGGTCGACGCGCAGGACGTTTTCGTTACCCTTGGGCCAAAATCTGATGTAGTCGACGTAAGTACCTTCGATCAGCCTGGAAACGAAGGTGGTGTTGCCGATGCTGAACCGCGCCATGTTGGCTGACAGTTCAACCTTGGCGTCGCCGTCGAACGCGGAGAGTAGTCCAACGATCTTGCGCGGCAGGATAACGCCGTCGAATGGTTCGACGCTGGGGCCATCCTGGTAGGCAAGGCGATGCCCATCGGCGCCCACGGCCCGCAGGCGGCCCTCATGTTCGCGCAGGTAGACGCCCTCGAGAAAGTGCCTGGCCGGGTCGTTGGCTGCTACGGCGAACGACACGGCAGAAAGAAGCGCCGACAGATTGGCGGTGAAGCCGTGCGAGAATTCACCGGCAGACAGCGTCGGCAGCAGGCCAGCAGACAGCGTCGGCAGCTTGAAGTTCGACCTGCCGGATTTAATGGCCAGGTTGGCGCCGGACAGCGACATCGTGACTTCGTCGCCGGTGACCTTGCGGGCAATATCGAGCAGGCGCTTTGCGGGCGCGGCGGTGGTGCCAGCGTCGCACTTGGCGGCGCAGGACGTGGTGACCTCGATCTCCATGTCCGTGCCACGAAGCAGCAGGCGGTCGGCCTCCGCGGTGAGCACTACGTTGGACAGGATTGGCGAGTGGTTGCGGGCCTCGACGACCTTGTCAACAGAGGATAGCGCGCGCACTAGATCGGCGCGTTGGACCGTGATATGCAATTGCCTTCTCCATCGTGGTGGGGACAAAATGGCGGCCGGGAACTGTGGTGGTTTCCCGGCCGCCGCATTTTTAGACGCCGATTGCGAGGCGAACCATGATGGTGGCCAAGGCTACTGAGCCGATCGCAAACGAGTAGGCGACGATCGCCGACGGCAACTGGTCGAGGAAGCCGCGCAGATGTCGGCCGATGGACGTGCCCAGGTCGCGCGCCGTCACTTCTTCCCCCACGGGGTCTTGGCGGAGCCACCGTTCTGGGTGGAGCGCGCGCCGTTGTCGTTTCCCGCAGCCGGCCGGTTGTCGTTGGCAGGTCGGGGCGCAGATTTGACAGCAGGCGGCGCGTCAAGCAGGCCGGGCTCGGGAAGATCGCCCTCATCCGGATAGTAGAACCGCACAGGCTTATTCTTCGGCTCGTAGCCCTCCTGCGCTTTTTCCAAGCCGATCTTGGCGACGAACCGCTTGAAATGCAGTTCCTCGCTGTCGTCCGGGTCCTGATTGAGGCCGATGGCTCGACAGAGCTTGGCGAGCTCGTCGCGACCGATCTTCTGTGCCGTCGGGTTGGGGTTGGTCAGGTTGAAGTTGTAGAAGACCTTGCGTCCGTGGAACTGCTCCGGCTCCAGAACGTCCATGGTGACGGCGAGCAGCTGACCAGTGCCGGCCTTCGTATCCTTCATCTCCGAGGCCGAAACCTCGAGCGCGTAGTTGCCGAGGGGCAGGACCGAGTTCTGACTCGTGTCCTGTTCCGTCATCTTGAATCCGCCAAGACTGGCCATTTGATACTCCTTCTGTGGTGGTTGGTGGTGGTTACGCGGCGCGAAGCGCGGTTGCGGGGAAGGCTTTGCTGGCGGTAGCGGCGGGGATGCCGTCGACCAGCACGTTGACGCCGCCGTGGTAGACGCCGGCGACGGTGCCGGTCAGGGTGACGCGAGCGCCGACGGAGAAGGCGGGGGTGGCGACCAACTCCAGGTCGCACTCCGGCCACCAGTGGATCGATTCATCGGGGCGACCGGACCATCCTTCGTCGTTCGGGCCGTCGGCAGTCGTGATGGTGAATTCTTTGCCGATGTTCGATGGGCTTATGCTGCGACTGACGCGAGCGACCCGCACCCGATCGCCGATCTTGAACTTCGGCTGCTGCGCCGGCTCGACCCACTCAGCGACGAGGTCGGCCGGGTGAGTTTTTCCGACTTTAGGATCGAAAGTGCCATCTGGCCGCCATGCCTTGCCGAGAAAGTCGCTATCGAAATCATGGCTCACCGAAAACGGATACTGGTGATCATATCGCATCGTTGGCTCCACCGGTCCCACCTTCCGACCGTCGCGCGTCCGGTAAAACTTGCCGGCCTCGATGGTGAAGGGGCGGAAGTGCTTGGCTCCCCATCCGTTCGCAGTGGAGCCGCGGTCGTCGAGTTCGGTGCGGATACGCACCTCGCCGTAAGAGTCGAACACATCCTTCACCACGTACACGCTGCCCGCTGTGTACTGGCCGTCGCAGTCATCGACACACACCACCCGGTCGCCCACAGAAAAGGCGACTTCGCCTTTTTCTGCGCATGCCGAAGCCGGCTCGGCCACCAACACGACGCCCGGCGCTTCCTCGAATACAACGCTCGTCACGACCTCCAGGTCATCCTTCGCTTGCCACAGTTCGCAGCCGCCAAAGGAGTCGTACTTGACGAGCCGCTTGCCCTTGAACTTGTCGACAATTACACCGACGTCTCCGTCGATGTCGCGCACGCACGCCCCAATCCCAAACTTGCCTGCCATCATTCGTCTCCTTCTTGGGTTGCCTCGACGCCGAGCGGCGGCGGGAAGAATTTCTGCAATGCGGCGTAGCCGTCGCCCTTCTTGTAGGTAATGGCGTCCGGCATGCTGAACCGGTTCTTGGCCACGAAGCCGGCGCCCTCCGCCAGGTGGATCTGGCGCTCCTTGCCGCCCTCGGCGTGGGTCACCGACTTCTTGATGCCGACCTCTTTGGACTTGAGCGAGACGCGATAGTTCATGAACGCCACGATATCGGACTTCTCTCGCACCAACGCTGCGGCCCGCTTCTGGAGCTTGATGCCATAGCGGTCGTAAGGGTCGGTGATGGGCGAGTCGAACCGCTTGATCTCCGGGTGGGCGAGCAGCACCACGGCGATGCCGCGCTGCGTGAGCGCCATGCAGGCACCCATGAATTCGCTCCACTCGACGTCGGCCTCGACGAAACCGCGGCCGTAGGATGTGGGCGAGCCCTGCTCGTTGCTGTCGATCGACGCAGCACCGATACGCCGACACGTCTCCGCCTGAATGAACGGCTCGGCGCCGTCGATGCTGTCGACGATGACCGTCTTGAACGGATGGTCATCGCCGATCAGGTCTCCGATCCACTGCTTGAGCGTGTCGAAGGAGTTGATCTCGACCTTCGGCAGGTCGACGTCGCTCGGCGGGTTCTCGCCCGGCGTTGCCAGGTAGATGGCATCCGGGTACTCGGCCGCCAAGCTGGTCTTGCCGACACCGTCGACGCCGTAGATTACGGTGATGGGCGGGCGGACATCGCTTTCCGCCTTGGTCGAGCGGAGAGTTGAGAGGTCGATAGCCATCAGAGATACCCCACCACCGCGCCGACCGGCGCAGCGAACACGCCGACCACGCGAATGATGAACCATGCCGTGATCGGGTCGCCGGCCGCGGCGAATATCTTGACGATGTTCCAAATCCAGCCGACCGCCGCGGCGAGCCAGATCGCGATGACGAAGAGTCCGACGATTACCGTCGCGGCATCAGAGTTGCGTTGAGAGAGAAGTTTGCTGGAATACATGAATTCCTCCGTTACGAAAAAATGCGTCGAGAGATACGGGCTGGCGTCACTCGTCGGTCGATGCCGCCCGAAGTGCGTCGATCAGAGCGCCGGCATCGGCAACGCCGATCCACACCTCGTCATCGACCTGCTGCAGCTTGACGGTGGGGCCGTCGCCGTCGTCCTCCACCCGCACCTTGATGCTTTCGAGGCCGCTGCCGATGCCCTCGACCGTCCACTCGCTCGCCCTCATCGTCGCCATCACGACACCGCCTTCAGTGGGACCACCTGCGGCGCCTTGCGGGCGGGCACCAGCGCATCGGCTGCCCATACCGCCTCAACAGCTACACCGTCAGCGCGCCGGTAACGGACCAGGTAGCGGTTGCCGGCGATGAGGCCGATCACGACCCCCGTTTCGCCCGACACCGCGACCTGCACCTCGTCAAAAAAGTCAAAAGCCCCCGCCCATCTATGCATCAAACCAGCTCCAATTCCTGCGTTGCCAAAAATGCGAAGTCGCATCGAATCGACTCGACTGCCGACCATCAAGGCGCATACGTATAGAATTGGCAAGGATAAAAATGCGAGAACGTATTTGATTGACACTGGCAAAAAAGATGCGTAAACGACTTTCCGAGAACGTCACCCCAAGGATAAGAACATGAACAGGATGGCACAGAAGATCAGAGACCTTCGGACACTGCTGGACATGAACCAGGCGGAATTCGGAAAGAAGCTGGGTGGCGTTCCGCAGGCAACCGTCTCCAAATGGGAGCGCGGCAAGCAGAAACCGGATAGCGGTCACGCCGTTCGTCTTGCTCGTCTGGCAGGCATCGAGCCGCACGACTGGCTCGGCATAGTTGGCCTTGGTGAAACAGAAATTACTGGTCGCCGGATACCAGTAGTGGGCGCGCTGCAGGCTGGCCAATGGCGAGATGCTGTCGCCTATCCGGAAGACGACCAACGCTGGATCGAGGCCCCGTTGCCTCCTGAGTTTCAGCGTTACGACATTCAAGCGTTCGATCTTGTTGGTCCGTCGATGAATCGTGTCTACCCTGACGGCACGATAGTCTACATCGCATCGACGCAATCGTATCGCGCCCCCGAGAATACGGACCGCGTGCTGGTCATCCGCAGGAACAATCTGGGACTCGTCGAGGCCACGCTGAAGGAGTACGTCGTCGGCGAGGACGGTAAGAAGTGGCTGTGGCCGCGGAGTCACCACCCTGAGCATCAGGCGCCCCTGGAATACGTCAAGGGCAGCGATGGCGACGAGATCACGGTGACCGGCATCGTGGTGGCGGCCCTCGTTCTCGAGCGCTCGCGGCAGATGCCGAAGAAGAGGCGTGAAAAGCGCGGCCCGTGAGCCGCGTTTTTTGCCTTGATATATGCGGAGTCGCATTTAGTCGTTGACCTAGTAATGCGTATGCGCGTATATTGCCTGCAGATTCGGATGAATGCGAGAGGCACACCGCTACCCGCCCTACCC